GTATTAGGACTGCCTTCATGCACCCATCCTTGAAGCACGGCTACATCGCACGGTACAAGATTAGTTCCGAGATGAGCTATACCTCGATCGCCTAATCGATTAACTCCGCCTACAAATCTTTTCAAAAATTCTGTCTTATGACCGTTTTTATGGGATGACGGAACTCCGGCAAGGTAAGAAACTACTGTTATCATAGATTATTTAAAATTAGATTCCAATATTCTTTAGTGGCGTGTCTGCAATCATCTAGAGCATTTTCATAGATCGGTGCTGTTTCTACAGCGTCTTTCCAAGAATCTTTTTTACCTAAAATCACCGGAGGATATTTCATGAAATTAAATTTACTGCTCCATGCACCGCCTACCACTATTACCTTTTTCTTTAATAATGTTCCCCAGTATGCTCCATGATAGCTATTTGTTAAAATAGTATTAGCACTGCCGAGAAGTTCTATAGTCTGCTCTATGTTATCGCCAGAATTGATAAATCTAGGTATAGGATCAGTTCCAAAATCTTTGATTAATTGTTTTTTATGCTCAAACCAAATAATATCATTTTTAATTTCGTAGGTTTTGTCAAAGGCAGGATGCATACAGCTGGCGCAAGGTGCCCAATGAAATTTAGAAGCAGGATTGAAATCTCTGATTCCTATTAATTTAAATTTTGCAAAAACTTTAGGCCAACGTATTTTAATAAAATCCATTTCTGGAGAACCGTTATGACCTGCGCCCCATATGAATCGTGGTGCGGTTGTTGGCTTCATACGATTTAAATATTCTTCAATTAATGCATGGTATCTTTGATTAAATTGAGAATACAAATCTTGATATATAGGATTGCATAAAGTCCAGCTATCAGAGAACATTCTCTGTAATTGTTGAACATCAGGAGATTCAAATACTAGATTAAAAAATTCCCCCATGAAATCGTTGTCAATTAATCCGCCGCCACCGATTATCATAGGTAAGTCGGGATTATAGATTGCAGTACCTATACTAGCTACATCGATAACTTCATAATCTTCCGGTTTTAAAAAGTACTGTAAGGGATTACTGGCCATATCCCCTACATTATTTGGATCCACTCTGTGCGCAACGACAAATCTAGCTGCCATACCATTCCTTTAACATTTTTAATGCTGACCCGTTTTTCATTTCACTAACATGAAATTGCCCATAAGATAAATGGCAGGCCCATGCATATAATTTATCCTGATCGGGGTAGTAGGGTTTTTCTATTTGACTTATATCCTGCAATCCGACTGGACTAGCTGCGTTAGACGGAGCTAAAGTAAAAACAGGAATACCGTGAAAGACAGATTCTACTGCGGCCACTGAATTAAATGTGACTAGTGCAAATACGTCTTTGTCTAGAGCTTCTTGTAAGGTATCTGTAGTAATCCTATCGATCCTTTTTGGTGCTCGCTGTCTAACTTCTATCGGACGATCAGTGTGTTTTTTCAATTCTGCTACAGTATTTGACACCCACTCTTCTTGTGTGGTTCCGTAAAACTTACAGGGCTTTTCGTCTGGTGCTGCAATTAATATTTTTCTTCCTTGTTTTTTCCAAGGCATAAATTTTTTATTAAATTTCTTCCATCTATCGTCCGGTCTAGAAATTATTTCGCCATGCTGTAGATTATTTTTTACAATTCTGTGCCAATATTTCCAACCGTTGGGATTTGATGCTGTTTTTTCATTTCCAAAATAACCAGTGTCTACATAATAGAATGTTCTTCCATCTTCCCAACACTGTTTCATTATTTTATGTTTTAGTATTCCTCTTAACACAATAGGTTCTGAAGAATTTTCATAAACAAAATTATCTGTCGAAGTTGATGTATATCCGCATCCCTTGGCAAAATCGTTTATGTAAGGATCGTTGCCGTCTTTACTTAGGAAGATCATGCTGTTGACAATATTCGGTATAAATTCGCTCTCTATGCCACTCGTTGGCAAAACTGCCCTGGTCGGCAAATTCGTGGAAGCACGGAGTTCCTAGAGTATAGTGAATTAATTTAGCATCAGGGTTATGATCGTATTCTATATCTAACCAATTCCACTCTTTTGGTAATTCTCCGACTAGGTTTTCTTCTAACCATGTGAATCTATGTACTTGAGCTCCAGTAGCATTCTGAATAAATTCAGGAGTTATGGTCTTATTAGCAGGATGACCGCAGTTCCATAGAATAACGCTTGACCAATTCTTGCAAGGATAATTTTCATTCTTAGATCCTAGATACTTTTCAGTCATCTTAGTTTTGTAATCGTGTTTCACAACCATTACTGCTTTAGACTCGTCTCTCAGTTCCCATAACTTCACTATATCATCTCTAAGGATCATATCGCCATCCATGAATATCGCCCAACCTTGATAATTCATTAGATGAGGTACTAAAAATCTACTATAGATAAAATGATTGCTGCCGTCGGTGTGGGTCTCTTGATATCCTTTGAGTATGTTTAATGCCAGCGGAGAAATAGCCACCGGTTGACTAGATTGTCTAATTATACTGTTACAGCATACATGATATGCTATTGATTCTCTGGGATCGTACCCTATAAAAATTGGTATCATTTTTGTTGTTTCGCTATGCATAATACATAACGATGATATTCCTGTATTTCAACTTCGTTAAAATGTCTTTTCACTAATGTTTCTATTGATTCTTTAGTAAAAGAGTTTTTCCATTGATCCTTCTTTGGCGCAACAGAAACTAAAATTAGAAAATTATCTGCATAATTTTTTATATTATTCAATGTTTTATCAGGATCTACTAGGTATTCCAATACTCCTATGATTAATCCATATTCGTATCTATCTTTTAAATCTAGATTATAATTTAAATCATGTTGCATATCTGCCAACGGATTATCTATATCAATTCCTAGATAAGTCGATGGAGAAAAATAATCTAAAATTTCTTTGTTGCCGCAACCGAAATCAACTACTGTTTTTCCGTTAGGTAGATATTTTTCTAAAAAAATTAATCTATCGCCCCAGGGATTTTTATATTCAATACTATACCCTGTTCCTTTTGTTCTAAACATTATTTTCTCTCGATGTCTTCTTCTATGCAATTTTCCCCGTATTGTATTTCTACAACTCTAACAGGAGTATCGTAAGGATTAGTTAGCTGATGCCATTCCTCTACAGGCACACAATATTCGTCATGTCTGTTTAATAACACAGGAGGTAAATCGAAATCTTCGGCCCAACGATTAACAACTGCCGAGCCTTCGCTAACGAGCCAATACTCAGCCCTTAAATTATGTTTCTGCATAGATAGACTTTTTCCGGGGTTCACTGTAAGTTCTTTTACTTTACAACCAGGAACATCGTGTAAAATTCTATAATAACCCCAGGGTCGATCTGTCTTCGGAGCCTTCCATTCTTCTAATATCCAACTGCTGGAATTTTTCTTATCTTCTCCGCCGACACCGAATTCAAATCTTAGATTAACGTCTTGAACATCCATTTCTGGAATATTTTTTGCTGTTCGATCACCACCGTTGGCAAAAATTAGTTCAGCTTCGGGGTAATGAGCTCTTACCTGCCTTATAAACTCTTTAGCAGATCCATCGTCATCATTAAATGTATAAACTTCATCGACCATTGATAAGTTGTTTATTACACAAAGACGTTCATTCCACGGCATAAAAGCACGACCTTTTTTTCGTTCTAACCATTCATCGGAGTTTAATCCGACTATGAGTTTATCACCTAAAGTTTTCGCTGCCTTAAAATAAGCTATATGTCCAGAATGCACAGGATCAAACCCGCCAGTAACTAATACGATTTTGTTCATGCAGATATTTATCTACGCATATTTTGATTAAATATAGGTATGAAGAAAATATTGCAATTTTTAGATTATGAATTTCAACCGGAAGACCTAGTCGGTTGGAAAAAATGGGCAGATAAACTAATACCTATAAAAAACGCAGAAGAAGGAAATCCAGAGATTCCATTATTAATGGGAACTAATCTTGCCAATAGAGATCATAGAAATTGGATTATTTATAAAAGACCCTATATAGCACTCAATAGACAATTGACAAGAAACTGGTGCGATAAACATAGATCAATGTTTCGAATATCAGTAAATTCATATGCTGCTACTCAACTAGGTAACATCAGTCATTCAAGGTGGCCTACACAGCGATTAGAGAAACAACCGTGGAAAGTATCCGAAGTTAAAAACGTATTGATCGCACCCCCGGAAAAAAGTATCTATGTATGGACTGGCAAGTGGGGAATTACATGGGCCGAGGAAATTAAAAATCAATTAGAACAACAAGGCGCTAATGTAAAAATTAGACCTAAGTTAAGGAAACGTGGTCCTAGAACCGTAACTCTTTTTGATGATTTGGATTGGGCAGATCTTGTGGTTACTTATAGTTCTGCGATTTCTGTCGAGGCTTTTTGGTACGGTAAAAAAGCCATAAGTCTGGGGGTTTGTCCTACGTGGGTCGCCTGCGAAAATAATTTAGATAACTGGAGAGATCCTATAGAGCCAGTTAACAGAGACATCTGGCATGAACATATTTCTTGGATACAGTTTACTTACGAAGATTTTTTATCAGGCGATGCTCAAGAAATGACTTATCAATATCAAGGGTGGCCAACTGATATTATAGTCCCGGATAACCCTATATTTGTTGAAGATTCTTTTGCCAGTACTGAGAATTTTTAATCCATTGATAATAGATTTCAAATCCTTCATCGATATCAATTTTTGGATCAAAATTGAAATCTCTTCTAGCTGCTGAAATATCAAGGGCTCCCCTGCTAGGAAAATCTTGATCTTTATCTCTAACTTCAATTGAACCTTTGCCTACCAACTTTACTGCCAGTTCAGCAGCCGCAAATAGAGTCTTGCTGTGGCTTTTAGTTATATTGTATGTACCGTTGGCTGCTTTATCTGACAAGGTAGCATTAACAAATCCATCGGCAGCATCATCAACATAGGTAAAGTCTAAAGTTTCGTTTTTACCATTTACTTTAAGAGTTTCGCCTCTCATAGCGGTCAATAAGAATTTTGAAATGACTCGATCTTCTACATCAAGAGGACCATATACAGCACTTGGCCTTAAGATAGTGTGTTCAATGCCGTGTTTACGAGTATAGTCTTTGACTAACCACTCTCCAGCTAGTTTAAGAATACCGTACTGTCCTTGTGGACGACATACGGCATCTTCTGTGACATAGTCTTCAAAGTCACCGTAGACCATAGAACTGCTAGCATAGGTGAATCTACGAACACCGTGTTGAACTGCTTTTTCTAGTAGCATCAAAAGACCTGTGCTCATTACTGTGCTGCCCCAAGCAGGATTAGCGTTTACAACTTTCTGTCTGGGAAATGATGCAAGGTGAATGATTGCTTCAATTTTGTGTTTAGGCAGTAGCCAATCAAACATACTGGCCTGCAGAATATCCATTTCATGTATTTCTACATCGCCGATTAATTTTTTACGTTCGGCAATCAGATAATCAATTTCTGCCTGAGGAATTATACCGTAATTTGTACAGTTGTCATATACGATGACTTTATGTCCCTGCTTGGTTAATTTCTGAACAACATTATGACCTATTAGGCCAAGACCACCCGTTACTAATATGTTCATAGAGTTGCATCTTCTAGACCAGCAGTCCTCAATTTAACGATATTACTTAACTGCCATTGTTTAATATCTAATGCTTTGATTACGCCTAGCCACTTATTTCTAAGTAAGGCAAAGTCGTTGATGATCTTTTCAAAATCAACAACGTCAGCCTCGCCTTCTACAAACTTTTCACAGTCACGTGAAGACAGGCTGCGTTGGTAATTTTCAAGATATTTACGAAAGTGTTGACTGCGAAGTCTACGAAGTTCGATGTTGAGATACTCTAAGATGCCTTCAATTTCTTGAAGTTGGTTGAATCGATTTTCAACAATGCCGGGCATCTGCGCAGAGGCTTTCTCGATGTTTCCCGCTACGCGGACATCTTGTTTTGCTGAAATTAATTCAGCTTCATAATAAGCCACAGCATCGGGTATCTGTGAAATATCCTTAGAAACTCGATCGTACCAATTCACTTATTCCTCGTCTTCGTAATAATCTTCGTCGTCTTCGATCTCTTCCCCGTCAATAGCATAGTTAATAGCATCGTCGAGATGAGGATCTACACCTAGTAGACTTTCCAATACACTGTCTTTGATTCCGTAATCTAACAATGTATTGACGAAGTCATAGGCAACGTCACTTCTTGTTTTTTCGGGAATGTGCTCAACCACAACATTCCAAAGGTCGGCAATAAGTTCTTCTTTCATTATGCGCTCTCCGTTTCTGACACAACATCTGTAGTTATCTCAGATCCAGAATTTTCACCATGTTTTAGTACGTCAGCCATGATTGCATCTAGCCCACTGTTCTCGTTTCTTTCCCAAGCCTTACGGAACTGTTTGATGATTTCACCATCTTTGGTCACATATACAAGGCTATTTCCTTCTTTCTTGAGCATCCCTTTAGCTTCAAACAGATCGACTAGTCCGCTATACGGATTCATACCTGTTTCATAAGGAATCTTAACCTGTACCGATTCAAATGGTTTAGCGTAACGAGTTTTCATAATCTTACAAGCGGCACGAATACCACGCACTTCTGTGATCTTATTACCGTCGTCATCTTCTTTTAGTTTCAACTTCTTCATAGCTACTACAATAGAACTTGCATAAATGAAGCCTTGACCGCCTGAAATTTTGTCATCTGGATCAAACATATCTTGGCTTGCGTATGTGTGGTTAGTAGCAACTAGCCCAAG